GGTTGTCTATTACAAAAGCGTCGATGTCTTCGCTGTTTGCAGGTGTAATTGGTTGAAGGTAGAAATTCGACCAAGTTGGCTTTAAAGTGTTAGCCGCATTGTAGAATATCCCATTCAGCACACCAATGATTGGTGCAGCTGCTGTTTGACCATTAACTATATAACCTGCAGCGCTAGCTACAGCTCCGCCATTGTAGATAGTAGTGCCATAGCCAGCATCGATCTTATATTTTCCTTGACCAGAAGTCGCTGGAGTTTGTCCTAGCGTTCCTGCAGGGATAAGACCGAAACCTTGTGTGTTTCTATTAGCCATATTATTGTCTCCTATTACAATAGTTTGTTAGTTGTTAATTTCGATGATTTAGAAATAACAAAAAAATTATTTCTTTGTACCACCGAAGGTTACACGAGACTGCCTATCAATATTGATTGGCATCCTCTGGTCTTGCTCCTTCATCAGATCGTTATTTATTGCTTCGTCTCGCTCTCTATGACGTTCAGTCATATAAGCTTGTCTTTGCCTCGCAATCTCTTCAGGTACCTTCGCAAGTAGAAGGCCTCCAACTCCAACAACTCCCTTGTATTTGCCGTCTTCGACAACAGGATAATCAGATGCGTTTTCGATTTCTTCAGATCTAACTAATTCATATCCTTCTCTTATACGTCCAGATATATTTTTAGTATCTTGAAATCCAACACTCTCTGCTCTTATCCATCTATACCTGAAACCATCAGGTGCAGGGGGTGCGTCTAGAGCTGACGGATGGACCCAAACTTTTGGTCTTTCAGTTTTAGACCTCGTTTGACTCGCACGAGAAGTATTCTTATTATCTTTTTCCATACGCTTACGCCTCCTTCGTGGTTTTTAATTGTTTTGCGTACTCTTCGAGTGGCACTCCTAATTTTTTAGCTATTGCTACTTGAGAAGAAGTGAGTCTCACAGTCTTGCGTCCAGGTTTTACGCTTCTTTGAGCAGATGCAACCGTTTGCACGGGTGTAGACGTTTTATCTGTAGTATTAATACCAAATTTGGTAGGAAAGTCAACTCGCATTCTTCTATCTATTTCTTGATAGTATTCTTCAGAACGAGTGTCATAACCTTCATTTTCCAAATCCTGATGATGAGCAATTGCTGTATTTGTCATGGCTCTATTAGATCCGAACCATGTATTTTTAGCAGCCCATGCTTCAGCTTTTGGATCTGGCATTGGGATATCTTCAGATGAAGTCTGTTGATTTATTCCACTTTCAAAGTTAGAGACAGTTTTCTCGTCTTTAAACTGTTCTCTGCTTTGTTTGGTTTGTTGTATTCTAGCGTTTTCAAAAGTTAGCTCAGCTATTCTTTTGTTCGCCACAATCTGAGCTTTAGCATCTTGAGACTCAATAGCCGCTGCAAGTTCTCTTTCTGCAGATTCTAATCCAGTCTGAATGTTTTTCTCAAATTTATCTAAGTAATCTAAATCTGTTTTCTTATAAAGAGATTCTATTTCTCTTCTTTTTTGTTCCACAGATTTAGCATACTCTATAGCAGCTTGTTCTCTTCTCTCTGCTTCTCTCATCTTACGAGTAAGTTTAGCAATTCGAGATTGAACAGTTTTACTATATTCTTCTAATTTATCATCTTCCTTTTTTGTTTCTTCTTTTTTAGTTTGTTCATTAGACTGAACATCCAACTGCTCATCAGATTTCTCAGATGCGTTATTGGACTCAGTATTGTTTTCATTATTTTCATCTGATATCTCCACTTCATTTTCAAAAGGTTTGTCTTCTGATACCTGTATTTCTGCACCAGGGCCTGATGTGTCAATATCAACTGTTTTATTTTCTTCTAGCATAGCGTCTCCTTCCTATGTTAAAACTCATGCAAGATGTCCTCTGGACTATCAATTGTTGCTAAAACTTCATCGTCGTTTAGCAGACGCATCTCCCCGCCTTCTATTTTGATTCGACTGCCTGCATATCTTGCAAACATAACCCAATCATTTACCTTGCACCACGGACCATCAGGATACCTCTCCTTATCCTTATAACAGTCTGGGCCCATAGCCATAACTAATCCTACTTGTGAAGCAACTTGTTGTCGCTCTAAAGTAGTTTCAGCTAACACTATTCCACCTTTAGTTTTCTCTTTCATTTTAAAAGGTAATACTAAAAGTCTCCAGCCCGTAGGCTTCGGTAATTTTGCTTCTTCTTTTTCTTCTGACTTTTTAATGCCAACTAATTCTTTTTCAGGCATTATTATTTTTTGACTTGATGTCGATGATTGTTCCCGTATTTTCATTTTGCTCCTTGTCTTCTAGCAGGTTAGAGAGTTCCTGTTTAGTTGCCTCTAAGGCGTTTATTTGACCTATTATATACTTATAATTTTCCATACTGTCAACCCCTCCAGAAGTGACTGCTATGGATAAAGATTCTAATCGACTATTTAAAAATTTTATTAATCTTCTAACTACTGTTTCTAATTGCATTTAACATTTCCATCTTCTGCGAGCCTGTCTTAATCTTGAATTAGGATCCGCTGCAGCCTTTGGAAATTGTTTCATTTGGCCAGCACTTCTAGCACAATATGATTTTCGTCGGTTAGCAGCTTTTGATCCTGGCTTGACTTTTCCAGTGACCGCTGTTTTTAATTTAGATCCAGGGTTTTCACGTCTGTATCTTGCAACACCTGCTGCAGTCATACCTGCACCAGATTTTGTTGATCTAAAATATTTTTTAGTTTTTGGTGGTTGTTTATCTCTTTGTCTCATTTTCTTTTTGCAAATGTTTTTACATTAGTTGGTTTAGGGCCAGTGTTCTGGGCTTGGCGCTTTCTTCTGACAGCACTCGCCTTTTGCGAGCTTGTCATCCGTGTGGCTTTTGCAAGTGGGACGCACTTTGGATATGCTCTTTTGCTCCCCTTCGATCTTCCGCACGGTTGATATTTCCCGTTCTTCTTCGGAGCTCCTATGTCCACCCATTTCTCTTTTACCCATTTACGTAATCCTCCTTGAGCCATTATGAATTTTTTCCGTATGCTCTACCCATGCCTTTTGTACAAAGTCCACCACTAGCTTTCTTTTGTCTTTTGCCACCTGGTGTTACTTTGCCTGAACAAACAGCTGATGCATACATATTAGCATAAGCAGATGGGTATACTTTAAACTTTCTTTTAGCAGCAGCTTTTCCTCTTGCACAGAGTTTAGCCATATTATGCTCCTACAAATTTCTTTATTTTTTCTGAAGTCTTACCAGAAAGTTCTGGCATTATTTTATTTGGCTTTTCACCTTTTAAAAGTGTTGAATATTTTTTACCTTTGTGAGTAAAAGTATCTTTACCCATTTTTCTAGCAAGTTTAAATGCTGCACCTTTTTCAGAAAGTTGTTTACTAGTATCTCCAACACGAGCTCTTTCTTGATTAGACATTCTTTGTTGTTCTTTTTTAACTTCTGCTGCTGTCTTTGTAGAATATTCTAATTTACCTTTAGTCTTATCATCTCTAGTAGACGTAAAAGTTTTCTTACCTTCTTTTTTAGCTTTTGAAAATTGTTCACCAAAAGTTGGAACAATTTTTTTTCTAATATTTCCTAGAGTTCTTTTTATAATCCCACCTCTTTTATATCCTTTAGGTGTGACTTGTTTGTTGTATAATCTGTTTGCCATTATTTTACTTTGCCTCCTTTTTTCATAAAGCCCATTTTATTTCTAACTTGAGTTGGAAGTTTTGCAAGACCTGGATTTTTATTTTTGTCCACAGGTTTTAAAGATCCACCCATAGCTTTTTTAACTCTCATATTATTTGAGTTCGATTTAAACATTTCTTTTTGTTTAAAAGCTTCAGTAGGTGATCTACCTTTAAGTCCTTTGTCACTTATTCTTCCAGAACCTTCTTTTGAATATCCACCTGGAACTTTTTCAATTCTTCCACCAATTTTTTTACCCATACGATTTTTTATATCTTTAGCTAAACCTGCATAACCTTCAATGGCACCTTTAATATTTAAAGGAGATCTTTTAAGAAAACCTTTAACAAAACTTTTAACTTTTTCAGGAGCATCTTTAGCAGCTTGCTTTTGAGATTCAGTCATTTTTTTAGTTCTACCACCATCTTTTAATTCAATTGGTTTACCGTCATACTTACCATAACTTTTAAAAATATCTTTTGTAGATGAACCAGAAAAAGTAGGTTTTCTTTTCATTGCTTCAGAAGCTGCTTTAGTTCTAAATCTTTTAACTGCATCTCTTGCAGAATCCATAACTTTTCCACCAGATTTATAACCTTTAGGTGTGACTTGTTTATTGTATAATCTGTTTGCCATTTTATTTCCTTTTAATTAAGTCAGTTGCTTTAAGTCCGTACACGCTTGCAATGACACCTACAAAAATTGTTTGGTACCAAAATGGAAGTTGTGAAAAATATTCAAAGAACAATTTCATTTTTTCCATAGCACTCGGGTCATCCGAAAACACTGCCCATGATAATAACGCAATTGGAGCCGAAAGCAATAATAAAATGAATTCGTCTTTCCAGTCTGAATTTCTTGATTCCAATAATTTGCCCTGATATTCCGCCTCACCATTTGCCATCTTTTCAGCATGACGCATTTGTGCGTCCGCCATAAGCATTTTAGTTCTTTGACGGTTTTTAAATATGTGAGAGCCAGCTTGAGCGGCTAATTTAATAGCGCTGAACCACATACTAGTACCAAGTAGCTTTTCTTTTCTTATCAGATAGCATTCTTCTTTGACCTCTGACTTGTTCTTTGTCACCAGTTGGTAAACCATTGAACGCTTTGTCAGCTGTAGTCTTAGATCTTGGATCAATTTCTACATTCTGACTAGGAATGTCTATCATTTTTTGTTTTTTATAGTTTATCATATTATTTTTTACCCTTTTCTACTCCTTTTATAACACCTTTATTTTTAGATGCATAGAAAATCTTTTCACCCTTCTTTTTTCCGTACTGTTTTTTCATAGATTTCATGATTTTCTTCCCTTTAGTGGTCATTGGCATTAGTCATCCTCCATCATAATGTTTGCTTGTTGAACTCCAGACTTTGCAAGTGAGACTCCAGCTCTTAATTTTGCTAAATCTTCATTTTGTTCTAGCTTATCTTCTGAAATATCTTTTTGTTGTAGCAATCTTGCTCTTGCAATCTCTTGTTGAGCTTCATCATTTTGTTTTTTACGCTCATTTTCCATTGCTCGAAGATCAACTTCTCTAGATTTCAATTTCAATAGTGGGTCTGAATCAAATTGAGAAGTAATTTTCTTCTCTTCCTTCATATAATCTTCTGTCATTTCAGCAATCAACACTGCTTTTCTAGCTTCAATCACTAGTGAAAGCTGTTGAAGTTGTTGTGCAGCTTGTGGATTCGTTGGTGCTTGTTGTTGTAACATCTGCATTTGCATCATTTGCTCTCTAAATTCTAATTGAACTTGTTCTTGAGCCATTAAACTTATGTGTTCTAAAATGTTTTTTTGAATTGCAGCCATCATCATAGGATTATTTCTAACCATATTCGTTGACATAAAGTTTAAATGCGCTGTGATATGTGCTCTGTGATCTTGATTGGGAAATGCTTGAAAAGGTTTTCCTGATAATGCATTAATATGCTCAACACTTGGATCTACAGGTTGTATTGGAGCAGGTGGAGGAAGAATTTTATTTATATCTTTAACTCCAATTGCTTCATACATTTTTCGATACGCATTATATAGATTGTGAATTTGTGGATTAGACTGAGCTAATTGTAATTCAGTTTGTGCCATTGTAATTCTTTGTGATGTTGAAAATATATTTGGATCTGCAACAGGAACGATATCAATTCTATCATCGAAATCTACTTGCTTAATAGTTCTTGCACCACCGACCACGTCATATGGATATTCAGGAGGTAAGTATTGAGCAATAACTTTTCCAAGTAATTTAAATTCTTTTTTCATTGCTGCAAACAATCGTTTATGAATTGCAGACATGACTCTTGAACCACGTTCTAATAATGCAATTGTAGTACCAACGGCTGCTTGTTGATTTCCATCTCCGACTTGCATATCAGCGATAGCGGCAAATCTTTGTCCAGCCCCTACAACAATTCCCATTAATTGCAACAGTGTCTGAGAAGGTTCCTTGTAAGGTAATGGAAAGAATGCATCTCTTAATGAACCACCTGGAGCATCCACATCTTTAAATTCACCAGGTTGAATTGGAGAAGCTTCATCTCTAACTCTAACTCCTCTTTGTTTAAATCCAGCGGGTAAGTTTGATAATGTTCCCGCATCGAGTAATTGTCTTAATGCAGAAGTTGCAGTTCTACTTAAGCCACCAATCATATGGATTAAACCAAAACCATAGAAACCTAGACCAGGTAAAAATTTAAAGTGAACAAAGTATTGTATCTTTTGTTTCTTAATATCTTCTGGTGCATAATTTCTTTTAATAGATAAAACTTGTCTTGAACCTTCTTCAACCGTTACGATGTAAGGTAATTTAATTCCTGTTTGTTCACCGTCAGGGCCAACATCTTCAAAACCTTCTAAGTCTAAATTTACATGACACTCTAACAAAGTATAAACATCATCTTGTTTGCCAGTTTTTCTTGTACCAGAAAGCTCTCGTTCTTTTTGTTCGAGTTCATCTTTTTGATCCGTGTTCGGTGGTCCAAGGTCAACGTCTGAATAAAAACCATTCACTTGTTGTTTTCTTAAATCATTTTCAGAAACTTTTAAAACATGGATGATTGATTCCGCATCGTCTAATGAGGTAGCCGTGTACGGAACAATCAAATCCTCAGCAGGAATAAATTTACTCACTGCTCTACCCAATAGCTGATCATAATAAACTTTTTTAAAAGTAGATCCTGCTAATGGTAAATGGAACAACATTTGATCGAACTCAGGTTCGTATTCTTGCATTTGATCCATCAATATATAATTCATATAATCTTTAACTCGGTTCGCTTGCTCTTGAACAGGTGGACTGTCAACACCGATAATATCAGTTCGAACAGGGCCGTCTGCAGGTAAGAGTTCTTTGTATGCTTGTGCTTGAAATTGTGTAACTGCTTCTGCTAATACTGGATGAGTTGCACCTGAAGCTCCTTGAAAGGGTTCAGTTCTATTTTCATATTTGAATCCTAATAAATCTAAACCTTGAATATAAGTTTGCTCCCAATCTTTTCTAGATGATTTGTAATCCATGTAATTATTCACCATGTCATTACCAATCGGTTCTAAAATATCTTCAGGTAAAATATCTGCAAGATTATCAAAATGATTTTCCGTGCCTGGTATGTTAATGGCACCTGGTTCAAAGTCTATTGTTGCACCACCATCTTCTTCTGGTATTACTTCAACAGGACCTTTTTCTACAATCTCTTCTTGTTCTACTACTTCTTCCTCTGGTAATTCAATTTCAGTTCGAACTTCATTGGGAAGGGATTTATCTATGTCTGCCATTTAAAATTTCTCCGATCTTAGAGTTTAACTTGTTTTAAAGGAATTTTCAAGCCTTGTGGATTAGGACCAGATTTTGGAGGTGGGCCAGATTTCACGCCTCCTGAACCAAGTGGTTTGTCAATCATACCACCACCTTTTTTACCTTGTCTCATTTCTCGCATCTGTCTCAATGCTTCACTGACCGCGGACTCAAGAGACATATCTACTCTTAAATCTTTTACAATCTCATTAAATTTTTCTTGGGTTGCCTTGTCGGCATTGGCCATGTATTTTTTACCGTAGTCCATTAATAATAAACTCTAACCTTTTGTTCTTTGATCTCATCCACATAATCTTCTGGATGATCAATCAAGCCACCTTGTCTAAATCTCATAATCGCTTGCGTGGTGGAATCCACAAGGTCATCGTGATCTCCATAAGGAAAAGCCGCACACTCTTCAATAACTTCTTCGGCAAACTTCTGCTTAGGAGCCCATATCATACCAGATTCAAATAAAGGTGCAACTGCATTTACACGGGCATGCTTATCGTTTCCTTTAGATGGGGTGAAGTTCATTACTGGAATATCCATTTTCCGTAGTTCATAAGTCAATGGCAAACCAGAAGCTTTCGCTTCAATAATCACAGATTCAGGTTGCCAATAACGATATTGCTCTAAAGCAACTCTTCGTAGTTCAGGAAACTCGTATCTGCCTTTAATTGCATCAAGCAAAATTAAATTTGCACCACTATCTTCCGTTGGATAAAATATTCCCCAAGTAGTAATAGCAGAGTAATCCGCTGTTTCCTTTTTCAAAAACGCAGTATCATAACTTTGTATAACATGATGTAATTTTGGAATGTGATCACTTTCATATTCTCGCCACCACTCTCGTTTTAATATTGCTCCTTCCTCACTGGTTGGATTCTGCATCCACTGTGCATTCCATTTACCAACAGGAAGTGCTGCTCTAACTTTTTCTAATTCTTCAAGTTCCCAATACTCTGGCCACACGGGTTTAGGATCGAATTCATGGTCCAAGATTGCTGGAAATTCGATCACGTGCCACTGATCTGTCTTCGCTTCTTTTTGACTAGAGATCAAGGCTCCTGTTAAATCTTTGGTACTCCAACGTGTCATGACGACAACAATTTTTCCACCAGGTTGTAAACGTTGACGAGGACCTGATGTATACCATTCGTACGCTCTTTCTAAAGATAGTTTAGACATTGCATCTTGCTCTGAGTGTGGGTCGTCAATGATGAGTAGATCCGCACCCCGTCCTGTAATTGCTCCACCAACCCCAGCTGCAAAATACTCTCCACCTTGTGCCGTTTCCCAACGTCCAGCGGCTTGTGAGTCTTCTCTCAAAGTTGTTTCAAATATTTTTCGATACTCATCGCTATCAATTAATGTTTTTGCTTTACGACCAAAACGAATTGCAAGTTCTGCCGTGTGCGTTGCTTGAATGATCTTGAGCTTTGGATCACGGCCCACCATCCAGGCTGGCAAAAGATAAGATGAAAATTCTGATTTAGTATGCCTTGGTGGCATATTAATAATTAAACGATTTATTTCCCCTGTGGCTAGTTTATTAAATTTATCTGCAATGTGTCTGTGGTGGGACCCCTCTACGAACTCTGGCCATACACATTTGACAAAGGACATAAAATCAGTTTGAGCTTTAGTCCGTATCTTTTTTTCAGCATGTAAGACCTGAAGCTGTTTAAATGTTCTTCGAACGTCAGCAGGTAATTTACTTATGTCTATATTTTTTAAGTCCATTTGAAAAAATTTTTGTAAAATTTTTTGCACCTATAAAGATGTTTGAAGAACTTTTTTACAGGGTCTGACAATATAAATCAAGCATATATACTAACATATTAGGATCCCTTTTTATTAAATAAGGGGGTACGGTACTTCGTACTCTCAATTTTTGGGGTCGGCTTGGTACCTCTATTCAAGCGCGCAAGGTACACGGATCACGCGCATAAAAAAAGGCGCCCTTGTTTAAGGGGCGCCTTAGTAATGATTAGATTATTTTAGATCTTTTTGATAAACTCAATTTTTTTGATACCCTTACCATTTTTATAGGGGATCACTCGATAAGGGGTTGGACTTTCAAGCCCCGTCTTAATGGCCTCTTTAATATAAGTTGGCCAATGATGAGCGGGATTTTTATCAGCCATTATTTGCCCCCTTTGTAGTAGTTATCTAAATTAGGCGCAATCATCAAAGACATGTCACAATCATTGCAAACATAACCAGAATTATCCCAAAGCAAAGCGCCAAGATAATCTAGTTTTTTATCACACGATTTACAATTGCCGTAGTCAATCGGCTCATCATCACTAATATATCTTTTTTTACTCATGTTTCATTGTCCTTTGTTAGTAGTTAAATTTATTTTCAATAATTTGAAAATATATCTTGATATTTATTTTATTTTAAAATAAATGTAAAGGATAA